GGGGTGAAGAGCGCTACAGAATTCCAGAATAGCTTGAGCACAACGCCTAAACCCAAGGGCGTTGAAAGATTTGCAGTTTTCTGCAAGCCCAAGCCAAGCATGGGTACTAGTCAGTGATGAGGCCTTGAAGCGGGTGATGCGTACATCGCGTCCTGCATAGGACCATGCACCGCATGATTCACGCGCAAGTCCATCAACACAGGTCTTACCCCGGTTGACAATAAGGCCAGCATCTTCAAGCGCTTGTTGCACGGCGCTGGCAAAGCGACGTGGAACAATGATATCATCTCCGAAAACTCGAAGGTGATAGCGACGTCTGAAGTCTCGGTCAGTAACATACCGATCGAGAACCGACTGGAAGTTACCACCAGCTCGGTCCATATCATCGGCAACAAACATCGCGGCGAGAGAGATAGCCCAAAAGGCGGCCGTCTCAAGCGGGAAGCATAATGCTGAACCCATCGTAGCTAATGCCCCATTGCGCACTTTCGTGCCATCTGGAAGCATGATATAATTGCTACGATACCTCGTCATAAGCTTGAAGAACTCGCGAGGTAACAAGACCTTCGCGAGTGCGAGCGATAGTCGATCAGAGGCGTCTTTTAAGTCTATGGTAGCGAATCGAAGATTCGTACTAAGACTCTGAGACCTTCCTTGATCAACAAAAGAAATCGCTCGACGGGTAAGCCAGTGGCTTTGAATGTGCTTATACAGCACACGCATCAAACCCTGTTGAGCAAATTGTAGCTCTTTAGGCTCGATGCAGATTAGCCGATGACCCCTAAAGTCCTTAGGGACAACGGCTAAGACGGAAGTCCTCTCGAAATCGCTAACGAAATTAGCATCATCTGGAGGATAATCCTCAGACATACCGAGATAGTCGCCCTTAAGAGCGCACGTATCCCAGGCATGTCTTGGCAGGTATTGATAAACCCTGCCGTCGAGACCATGAATTGTCTCGAAAAGCCACTTGCGATACCCCTTCTCACCGTTGGCAACCGCACCCGGTCCGTGTAAACCGAATGGATCAGTATCCCACTGCGCTAGGCAAGGCGCCAAAACGCTACCGAATTCTTCTTCGGTTGGGATAGGTGCCCAAAAGTCATCCTCGTGCATAAAAACTGTCCGCAGAAGAAAGCGGGCAATACTCAGCACACGCGTGTTCCTCAACACGGGAGTCGAGGTAATCCGGTCGACAAAATCTTTAATTTCGACCGCGGGATCAACCTCAGGCTCCACATCCTCGACCTTCGAGAAGGCTAACAAGGCCTGCCGAAGGACGTAGACAGCATAAGCTGTCTCCTCAACATCTAAAAGGTTGAGGTCACGGATGTCATGACGTGGTACGATCTCCCAATTTCCAGGTACCGCAGATGGTGAGCGTCGACTTACGAAGACGCTATGCCAGAAGCGGTGCAGGAAACGGGGAAGACCATCATACCCTAGGTAGGGTAGGATCCACGAGGGTAGCTGAACCCAGTTGCAGGATGATAAAGACCTCTCCACAAGCTTTCCAAGTTCTGGAAGATACTTGTAGTACAGCTGATCTTTAAGAGCGCGGTGGAGAACCGTTAGCTCGACGAGATCGAGATCTTTTTGATTTTCGGGGAGATCATCACTGATGTCCTCAAAGAAAGCGGAGTAGAAGGTGTGCCAGAGGAACTCTGGTTTTGGAGACCGTAATGTTTCCATAAGATTTCCTTTCCCATATGGCTGTGACACATTTCTCTACGCAGGTCGCCAACCCTCGTAAAGAGGCCCCTCAAGGGACCCGTTATTTAGAACGGTATAAATCCCTCAAGGGGGATCGACCTGCTGAGCCGAAGCTCAACCACAACTCGGGTTAGAAGCAAGTACGATTACTAATGCCAGGTAGATGATCAGGATCAAAGATCCCGTCCATCTAACAAAGCATCCATATTCGCACTCGTCGTCGCCCGAACCGACCCATCGTCCAAAGCGGAACGAAGGATCGAGATAAGCTCTTCCATCCCTTGGCGATCGACATTCGTCGAGTCCTTAGGAACGGAAATGGTAGCTGAGACGCTACCAGTAGCGAGCTTACCGGTGGCCGATGTCTTCTCCGTCCTGGAGACAGACAACGTCACCCTGTCGTTACCCGATGCACCAGGTGCCGTAAGCTTACGCTTCACGGTAACGGTGTAAGGCTGGGACAGTTGACGACCAGCTACTACGTAGCTGGCGCCGTCCTGACTCGTAGTCTGCAATACGAATTGCAGGGAGTCAGAGTGG